TCTGCAAAAACAAGCTGATCTTGGTGCTGCCCAACGTGGTATTGAAGCGGAAGGTATAGCGGCTGATAGGAAACAATTCGAGGAAGAATTGGCATTCCCATATAAACAAGTTCAATATCAGCAATCACTTCTGCAAGGTCTACCGCTTGCAGCACAGCAATATACATATGCTCAACCCAGTGCTTTAGCCAATGTTCTAACTGGTGCTTCTGGAATACAGGGTTTAGGCCAAAGTATTTTAGGGCCGGGCGGTGTAGGTGGTCTGATAAGTAATTTATTTGGTGGTGGTGATAGTAGCACTACACAAGGAGCTACTGGTGCTGGGCAACGTTATAATTTAAGTGGGTATGCATAATGGCTTACGGTATAGATAGCGAAATTTCTGCTCGGGCTGACGCATACTCGAATAACCCTCAAGCATTGCAGAATCAATATAAAAAGAGCGGTAGTGTCTTAGATCTGATTGCGTTGGAAAGAATAAGAAAAGAACTAGAGACCAAAAGGCAGGAAGTTGCTCTGCAAATGCAGGGAGATCCGAAAACCGTAGCCGAACAAACGTTGGATGAAACCAAAGGACTTATACAAAAAGATGTAACTGACCAGACAAGTAAGTTACTGACCCAGACAAAAAAAGCACAGGATTCACGGTTAAGAAAACTTGCTGCTGGTAGACGACCTAATGCACCACTCGGTATCCCTGCTGCAGCGCAGCGTCGTGGTACACCTAATCAACAACAATTAGCTGGTATTGGTAATGTACCTCCACGTTCTCCAGTTAACCCCCGAGGAACAGGTATTGCTGCTAATCGTCTACCAAGCACAGCTTACGGAGCAAGAGGCGGCATCGTGTCGTTTGCCCAAGGTGGTATTGCATGGAGTGATTTATCACCTGAACAACAGGGCAGAACAACACTTACTGAAGCACAATGGAATGTAATATCTGAAGGTGCGAAAAATAGGTGGGTTGAACATTTTGCGGATCATCCTGATCCAAGTGAATATACACTAGATGAAGAGCGTGGCCGAATGCGGGATATGTCAATAATGTCCGCAATAAAAGAGCATGGTAAAACTCGTCCTTGGGCGCACCCCTTCAGTTATTTTACTGACTCTGCTGCTGAACGTGAAGCAAAAATACAAGGTAGAGCAGAAACTGATCCGTATGTAGAGTCTATGCGATCATTATTACGCGGAGGAGAAGGGGTACCCGGAAAAGGTATATGGAATGTGCCACCTGCAGACGATGCTGTAACACCACCAGATCCAAATGCAGTACCACCTGTACCACCTGTACCAACACAAACGTCAACGACTACTACTAGTCAAGATCTGTGGGCTGGTTACCCAGATTTCCTTCGTCCTCAATTTGATGAAGCTGCACCAAATACTACATTCCAAGGAATGCTCGCCAAGTTGGGGAGTGGTTTAGTTGATCGAGATTATACACAAGAGCCAATTACTGGTCTGCCTGATACAACCGCTCTTTCTGCAGATGTAGATCCTTTACGGCCTAAAACTGCCGCTGAAATGGGAGTTGGAGATCGAGAAGCAGATCTTCGAGCAGCCCAGAAAAAACTTACAGGAGATGTAGAGGGGATAGCTGGGCAAGATGTAGTTCAAGCATGGAAAGATAAAGTTACGGCTGGAGAAGGTGTATTTGGTCGCAAAGGTGTAGCCGGTGAATACGACAAAATGGCGCAGGCAAGACGAGATTTGTACGACGAACAGACTACAGGAAGAGCTGATAGTAGAGCCTATGACTTACTTGCTCGTGCTGGTGGACAAGGTGCACTTGCTAATATAGGTCGTGCTGCTTCAGATATGAATGAAGCAGATCGTCAACGAAAGGCTATGGAGTTAGCTGATGTACAGGGTGTGCAAGAAAGAGGTCTCGACCGAGATTACAGCATGGCTAATGCCATAATTACTTCTGCTGATGCAACAGAGAAGAATGTAACACAAGCAATAGCTAACGCGAATAATGTTAGGGAAAAAATCCTTAGTACAGAAAGTAAGGAGTTAACTGATCTGGCTAATAACTGGATGAAGGCCGACGTAGCAACTATGGAAGCTGGTGACAGACGTCTACGGATGAAATTTGATGCTCTTATGGAGAAATATGGAGCAGAAGTAACACAGAGAGGCCAGAATCTTACTGCTCAATTAGCGAATGAACGTAATGCTATATCTGTATTAAGTACTTTAGCTGTATCTGAAGCCCAACGAGATGAACTTATTGTAAGAGTAGAAGATCTCGTAAGAAAGATTGATACCGATTACGCTACTATAGCTCAAAGTGCAATAGATCAGATTCTGCTTACAGAAGCATACGAGGATGCAGATGATAAAGGTAAGCAGACGATGAAAGATGAGATACGTAAAGAGTTCAAGTTAATGGCTAGAGATATGGCGGAACAGTTTAGAAAAGCTGTGAAAGAAGCCCGTGGTGAAGGTTTTAAAGTAACTCAGTAATTTGAAATGGCAACATATCAAGTTAAAGATAAAGAGGGTACAACCTACAAGGTAAAAGGCCCAGCCGGAGCTACTGAAGAGCAGCTAATTAATGCTGTGATGGCTCAAAAAGGCAGAGATAAAATTGCAAGTATTCGCACTGAGTTAGAAGACCTACGTGCAAATAGATTCATACCCGAACCTGAAGAAGAAGATACCACTCTTGTAGGTAATATCCTTAGAGGCGTCCCTGCTGGTTTTATACAAGGACTTGAAATAGGTCTCATAGGTCTTACAGAGCCATTAGGTGAAGAAACACAACAAAGTGCACGAGATATAATCCACAATGTTGCGGAAGCTGTAAAACCAGAATTAGCCAATCCTGAAGAGGTTTCGGCAAAATTAGCGCAGGGTATTGGATCTTTTGGTTCTCTTCTACCAACAGCACTGCTTTCACTGTTTCCACCTACAGCTCCTTTTGCCGCACCTGCTACTGTTGCAATGGCTGCTTCTATGGGTGTTGGTGAAGCTAGCGAACGTGCTCGTGCTGCAGGAGCTACACCTGAAGAACGTACAAAAGCTGCTGCATTAGGTATAGCTCCCGGTTTATTGGATATAATTCCATTTGCTCGTGTTAGCAGAAAAACTGCTCCAGCACTTAATGCTTTAATGAGTAAGTTAGGACCAGAAAATCTCTCGGGTTGGGGTAAACGTATATACAACGCATCTTTAACTGGTGGTATTGAAGGCGCACAGGAAACAGCACAGGGATTGCTCCAAAATGCCATTGAAAAAGGTGTTTACAATCCAGAAAGAGGAATTGTAACAGGAGATGCATTTGAAGAGGGAGCTATTGGTTTTGGTGCAGGCTTTATTATTCAAGGTCTACTTGATGCCTTTGTTGGCCGTAAAAGAGATTTTGATGCACCTCCTACCGTAGAAGAGGCTCCTCCTCCACAAGGTGAATTATTTGGTGCTGCCCCTATTCCAGTAGCCCCTCCTAGAGCTGGTGAAACTCTTTTAGCAGAGCAACTTAGAGCGGAAGAAGGTGTACCTACTACTGAACAAGAACGAGATGCTATCAGAAGAGAAGTTGCTGCTAGAGATTTAAATGTTTATGGACCTCCTCCTCCCGATCTAACCGAAGCACAAATTGACGCAGAACTTGAAACTCGTAGGCAGCGAAGACAGGAAGCCGAATTAGGTGTACCTGCAGCCCAACTTACATTTGCAGATGAATTAAGAAGGCAGGAAGAAGCGCAAAGAGCAGCTCCACAAGAAGAAATTGATGCTGGATATGCAGCCGCGGAAGCTGCTAGAACGGCAGACGAAGCCCAAAGGGTAGATACAAGAGCAGAAGTACGTAGAACTGTAGAAGGAGAAGGAGCGCCGACTACACCTATGGCTATCGCTGCCCGAGAAGCTCTGGAAAGAGAGCGAACTCAACGAACTCCAGAACAAATTCAAAGAGAAGAGGCAGTTCGACAACGAGAAGCAGAAATTCAGCGACAAACTGAAGAAGAAATAGCTCAATTTGAGGCAAGTCCTGATGCAATACCACAAGTTGCACCGGCAGTAACACCAGCAGCAGTAACACCAGCAGCAGTAACACCAGCAGCAGTAACACCAGAAGCAGTAACACCAGAAGCAGTAGTAGCACCAGAAGGCTCAGTGCTTCCGAAACCTGAGACAACTATAGTTACTGCAGAAGTATTAAATGAATTAGCAATACCAGCCCGTGCTCCTATACGTAAACGAATTGAAGGGAAAGATCTTACTGACCCAAAAATACGTCAACAATTAACTACTTTCGCAAAGAATCCAAAAACATCAAAGAAAGCAAAAGCTAATATTAATCGTTTATTAGCAGATACACCCGAAGGCTCAGTGCTTCCGAAACGTGAGACAAAACAGCCAGTAACTAGAGTAGAGTTATTAGAGGCTATGACTCTGAGAGAGGGTGAATCTGTTAATGATTTAGATGCGAAACAAAGAAAAATATTAGCTAAAACGAAAGAAGTAGGTGTTGAACCGGATGCTGAAAGTACATTAGCGGAAGTAGAAGTAGGTAAGGAGATTACGGATGAAACAGGAACACAAGTTATCATCCCTCGCGGCGCTCCCGTTTCAGATACAGGGTCTGAAACAAGAGGAGGTAGAGGCGGCGTTCGAGGTGCTGTATCAGCAAGAGGACGTGCTCGGGACAAAACTACCGCAAAAGGTAAAAAAACTGATGCCGCAGGACTGGATAGTTTTGCATCTGCTGTTACAAGAATTGTTGGAGGAGAAGGGGCACGCCCCGATACATTAGTTGCAGGGGAAGTAGAAGTAATACCAGAAAGAAAGAGGCGTGGACCGAGGAAGGTAGCAAGTACGGTTGCAGTCGCAAAGGTAGATAGAACTAAAAAAGGTCCACCTATACGCCCTGCTGCAAGAAAAGGCGTAAGGACAAAAACAAAGGTTAGAAAAGACACTAGACCTCTTACAGGACGCGGTGCTCCCGAAAAGAGAACAGAAACTAGAGGCGGGAAAGAAGTAGAAGTTCTTCTTTACAGTCGTCCCGATACATGGACGAAAGAACCTATTGCTCCCAAACAACCAGCAATAGAAGAACCAACACCCCGTAGTCGTAAATGGACTTCAGAAGAAGTTACAGCGCTAGAGAATAAACATAAAAGACCTGTATCCCCTGCTATGCGGGAGAGATTACTCACAGGTGATTACGTAACAGCAGAAGATTTATTCGCGCCGTTTACTAAAGAAGATACTGCGAAGGTTAGTAGGTTTCTCAAAGAAGGTGTCACTACTCGTAATACGGAAGGGCAAGCTGTTATAGCTTATTTAGGACGAATCCTAAATGAAGATAACCAAACAGTTTATGTAGGAGAAGCGTCAGGTTTAGCGGCTGATAAAAAACAAAAACTGAAAGCGGGGACTACACAGACAATTCCTGTTACGCAACAAACTGTAGAACAAGGGTTATACAGAGCCGTGTTTGATAAAGTTTATGAGTCCGTGCAATTTAGAACTCAAAAAGGCTTAGATCCTGAACTTACACCTTTCTTTATAGGTACAGGCGCGAGTAAAGGAGAACTTGTATTAGCTTGGGCTGAAAAGAACTTATCCCGTAAAGCAAACAAATGGATTCAGGCCGAAATACAAGCAATGAAAGGTGAGGTATACAAGCTCGATAATGTTGATTACGTAGTACAATTAAGAGAAGTAAATGAAAAGCGGATAAAAAGTCAGGAAGCGTTAGCGCAGCAAGTGCTAGAATACGCAAAAACCGGCGATCATGTAAAAGCTGTTAACGGACTAAATAAAGAGGTTAAAAAAGCTCTTAAAATAGATGGACTTGTTGGTCTCGATATACCGCTACACCCCACAGTAACACAGGGTATACGAGCCGGTGATCTTTTAGGGGCATTAAACGGACTTCAGAGAACTAGTGTAGCTGACCGTATAGCCCGCATAGCTTTTGTATATGGCGAAATATTAGGCGATGCGCGGGCAAACGACAAGTTTCGTGGAACCAAAATAAAACTTGTTGCTAACCTTAGAAACGAAGAAGGCAAACGTGTAGCGGGTCTGTTTGATCCCAAGACCAATACGATAAGTATTGATATAGAATTCGGGCAGAACGCACATACACTACTGCATGAAGTAACTCATGCCCTAACCGCTGCAGAAATTGCTAATAAGAAGTCTGCACATGCTAAACAATTGAACAAATTATTCAACGAGGTTAAAGGCCAACTGGGTAGTTGGTACGGCGCACAAGATGTGGATGAGTTTGTATCAGAAGCATTTAGTAACCCAGAATTCCAGCAAACTTTGGCTAATATTATCCCCAAGTATACATACGCCAAAGATGGGCGACCCGTAACTGCACTGGAAAGGTTTTACCATACTGTAAGGAATATTGTACGACGTGCATTGGGGTTGAAAACTAAATCTCCAGCATCGGTATTGAACCAGCTTGATAATCTTATAGAGGGGCTTCTTGCTCCTGCACCGCAGTATCGTAATGCTGGTGAATTATCATTGCGTGGTGCAGGCGAAAAAGTAGCAGCAGCATTAGGAAGGGCGCAAAAAAGTGTTCCTAAACTTGATGCAGCCGTTAGAAGTGAGTTTGGTGGTAAACTAATGGATTTCCTGTCGGGTGCGACTGTAAGTCTAAAAACAAAAGAAGGACTTCTGTGGTTAGCGCCTTTGCAGGCAGTCGGTGATGTAGCTGAAGGGTATGGGTTAGGGGATATAGGACACCAATTGCATGACGCCGTAAAGAATATGGTGGGCGATCAGGGTAAAGCCGAAATGCGTGCAGATGGTACGTTTAAAAAGATTGTAAAATGGTTCGACAAGGCTACTAAGGAAGAGAAAGATGCTTTTGCCAATGTAGTATATGAAAGCACGCAAGAACAGGTAGACCCCACAAAAGATAGATCTGTGTACGAGAAGGAGCCTGAAAAACTTGATGCATGGGACAGAATGCATAGGAAGGATTGGAAAACAGTTAGAAAGGCTGGTGGAGTACAAACTTATATAGAAATGCGTAATTCTTATAGGGAGATATTTGAGGAGTTAAACAGGGTTCTTAATGGAGCAATAAATAATCTTCAAACTATTGAGAAAGACGCAGACGGAAAAGAAACAAAGAGACCTATACCTGACACACAAAAAGAAGAATTGAAAAGGAATATATACGAAAAAATATTCAAGAAAGCGATGATAGATCCGTATTTCCCGTTAACCCGTAAAGGTGATTTATGGTTAAGTTTCAACGGGAAAGATGCCAAAGGAAAGCCAGAACCGGTATTTAAGGCGTTCACTAGCAATTTTGCACGGGAGAGTTTTATAGCAGAAGAGTTAGAGGGTAATCCTGATGTTGAACAAGGCAGTTGGAATTCATACCAGAATCTGGATCAAATGGCGGGTGACAAGCGAAGTGTGCCAGCCGGTTCGTTTATAGCTAGTGTATTAGGTGTATTGAGTGCAAATAAAGTAGGCGCAGAAGCTGAGATGGAGTTCATGCGTTTGTTCATTGATGTGCTTCCTGAATCTTCTTTTGCTAAATCTCTTTCCAGACGTGGAAATGAAGGAAGAGGTAAAGCAGGTTTTGATCGAGACCCATTGGATGCGTTCAGAACGAAAGCATACCATCTGGCGCAGCAAACTGAACGTCTAAGGTCACGTGGGGAGATAGAAAGAATAAAAGACGAAATTGAAGTGCGGTATAAAAAACTGCAGGAGGAGAAATCAGAAGATGTACAAAGCGCAAGATTGGTAGCTGATGCTCTAAGACACGCTGCTAATTTTGCACTTAACCCACCAAGAGATACAGCGGCGGCTACTGCTAACCGCATAGCCTTTATGATGACCATTGGGTTCAATGCGTCTTCCGCTATTGTCAACATGTCGCAGATCCCCTTGTTTATGTTCCCGGTACTGGCTGGTAAATACGGTATACGTGGAGCTACAAGAGAATTAGGGCGAGCTATGAAGGTATATGCACTGAGCGGTGGCAATCGTAAAATACCTACTCTTATGGAAGACGGTAGTTACGAGCAGATATACGCAATGCCTTCCATAGATAACTATTTCGTAGAACATGTAGATAGAATCAAAGATTCGGAAGGTAAGCTATTAAGGAAAGAATATTCCTTCAAGATAAGACCCGAGATACTTAAAGATATATCCAAAGACAAGAAAAAAGAGTTGGAGGAGTTGGCTATTCTGGCAAAAATAGCTGCGGATCAAGGGCAGTTAGGCCGCTCATTAATGTACGATACATTGGGCGCAGAACTATCCGGTAGAAAAAAGACCAAATGGGATTACCTAACCGCTTATTCTGCTTGGATGTTCCATCAGGTAGAACGTTCTAACCGTCAGGTAGCCATGATGTCTACCTACAACTTAGAATTACAAAAACTAAAGAAAGCACATGGGGGTAATTTAACTCAAGAACAATACGAGACAGCCGCAAATCAGGCAATATCTCAGGCACAGGAAATGAATGGTGGTGCATTCCTAGCTACTGCACCTAGATTGGCCCAAAAAGGTTTAGGTCGTGTCGGCATGATGTACAAAACATTCGGTGTACAGATGCACTACACGATGTTCAAGACTGCTTATCTTGCATACAAGGATGCAGCTCCCGAAAACAGGAAGGCTGCTATGCGGCAACTGGTCGGTATAGCTGGAACTTCAGTGCTTCTTGCAGGTGTTCAGGGACTCCCGATGTTCGGAGCAGTTATGCTGGTTGCTAACATGTTCCTAGATGATGATGAAGATGATGCCGAAACAATCGTACGTAAGTATATTGGTGAAGGTTGGTATAAAGGTCCAACAACCCAGTACACCGGTGTAGATGTCGCAAATCGTATAGGGCTGTCTAACCTTTTCTTCAGAATGAACCCATACAACAAGAATATGTCTCCAGCAGATTATGCCGCGGCAATAGCGCTAGGTCCGGCTGGAAGTATAGCCTCACAACAATATCGAGGTGCCAAACAGTTACTCGAAGGGGATATATACCGGGGTATAGAAACGATGGTCCCGTCAGCCGTCCGTAACGGGATGAAAATATATCGTTGGAGTGACGAAGATTACGCGATCAAGTCAAGACGTGGTGATGTAATAATGGATGATGTCAGTATAGGAGATATGGCAAGTCAGTTGTTTGGCTTCGCGCCTGTCAGTTATACATTACAACAGGAAAAGAATTTATCTACAAAACGAATTGATCGTGCCACCAACAAAAGACGCACGGGTATACTGCGTAAGTTATATGTGACAAGACGTATGGGTGATAGTACTGGATACAGAGAAGCCATGCAGGAACTACGTAGATTTAATAAAGATCATAGAGGCTACAGCATAAATTATGAGTCCTTCAAGAAGTCTATGGAGCAACACGTAAGAACATCGGCTCTTATGGTAGGTGGTATAACCATGAGTCCACGAATGAGAAGAGAACTCCTAGAACATCAGAGAGACTATTGGGGTGATGATTAAAAAAGACCCCTGCCGGGAGGATGGCAGGGGTCAAGTAGGAGAACGACAGACAGGGAGGTGACTGTCTAATTAATGCTATCACACTGTTCTCCAAATGCGAATACCTAATATTTTATTTTCTATAACAACTCTCGCCTCTGTTTTATAGTCCTTATCTATCAATACCTTAGCCGATTGGCGCATTGCTTCCTGAGTGTTTATGCACGGTATAAACACGGAAGAACCTGTTACCATATCATCCCATTTAACTATAATCCGCACCCCATCGGGGTTTAGATCACCCTTCTTGAGTACCCCCTGCTTCATCTTCATCCTCAATAGAACAACTTACAACTATGACATCTGTGGGTGGTAGCTGCATATGAGTACCTTTGCTTAGACGCACTTTTGCTTTGGTAGCGCCCAGCTTTGTAGTTAGATCCTGTAGAAACGCAGCATAATTTATCTGTTGCTCACTGCACCATATCCTGAGAGGTTTCGGTACTAGGTAGGCTTTCTTCAGGTCAGTCTCATATCGAGCAACTAATTTACCCCGTGGAATAGCGTCTGGTACTACAAGAGAGTCTATTCCATTATTGTTTTGCTTACGCAAATCATCCGTACTTTTTATCCATAATACATTGCTCCAGTGCTCGTGGATGTAATCATTAAGAACTTCCTCAACGGATGCATTCATATCCGATACATAATGTTTGTTATCTTTGAGCATCTTAATAGCCCATTTGAATACGTTACCTATGTTGTATTCTATAAGACCAGCACGTTTGGCTATGACTAGCCCTGCCATAGTGTTGGTTACAAACGCAGACCAGAACCGATTCTCTGATGTTAGTCCGGCCACGGTATCTACTTTGTTGCGTATTTCGTCGAGCAGTTTCTTAACACCGTCTAAGTTGTTTATAACATACTGGATATATACCTTTCCGGCGTGCCCGTATTGATTGCCCACAGCAATGCTGAATGCATCCTGTTCTTCTTTTTCTTCTGCCTCGCTGAACAGACGATCTACCTTAACTTCAAGTATGCGTTGGGCCTCCGCTTTCGGCATTGATTTGGTCATACTTACACGTTCAATTATGCTTGTATTACCAGTAGTTACAGCCAACAATTTCCACGCATCACCACGATATCTTTCTAGGTTACCGCCGCTAGCCATACGTCCCCGTTGTCTGCCACCGGTTAATTGATACGCTAAATTGCTAAGTTCATTAGCCCTGCTGTTTGTAAGTTCATCCATGTATAATGGTAAGTTATGGTATATCTCACCCCTATGCATTTTTGTGTTGTATGTGTCACGTTCATTTATAATAAGATCTTCTGGTTTGCCCCACACCGAAACTGCCGCAGCTATAGCAGTAGTTTTACCGACTCCTGACTCTTTGCTATGTATATGAAGTGCAGCACAATTTATTGGGGAAAGGTTCATAAGAATGGAACCAAAAGATGAACCTACGACAAATTGATGTAACTCGAACTTATCCTTGTTGTAAAAATCAATCATCTTCTTCCAATCTTCCAATGTACCTTTTGGTTCAAAGGAAGCAAATAATGCAGCCGTCTGTGACGAAGGAGGATTGAATTCTACTTTGTCAGCAAATATTTCCTGATTGCCTAGTATGAATGATGTGCAAGCATCGTTTGTCCAACCAAATTGTTTGTGAGCTTCATCTGCTACACTGTTAGCCTGTAATTCATTAACCCATGTTGTTGTATACTGCATTATTTCATCCATCTTGTTTATGGCGACACCATACATAGACATATGTTTACGAAATTCTTCACGTGAATTGACTATTGTTAATGGTAATGTAAATTCCCGTACGCCGTCGTGGGGTAGATGAAGTCTCATTACTACAGCTTCTCCAACTTCACTATCCCATAAACGTCGTACTACATATAAGTCATTATGGTATATAAGTTTTTCACCAACTTCCCCGTCTCTTTGTGTTACTCGTATATAAATACCGCCATTGGCCCCTCTAAAATACGGGGTTGGGTAGGCCGGTATAGTATATGTGTTGATAGGTGAATCAGGTAAATCAATAGACGGAGCTTCCACCACATTATCTTCTTCCGTGGCTTCTTTTATCCTGCTACCAAGACTTATTGGTGACTTTATTTTGCCCCAATTGGGACACTTTCTACACACATCAGGATTAAATTCATCAAAAGTTGCACATAGATACGGCCCTTTTATAAGATCCATTTTCTTTGCTGTATCCCGCGCAGTATATTCGGGATGATCTTCGGACATAATACGTGCAGCTTTTTCCCCATCCTCACAAAATTTGGCTATGGATAATCCTGCCCTCCATAATGGCTCACTTATATCTGCCTGATTAGTTATTATATTTCGTATCTGGTTGCACCCGTCGCCCCCACGGGTTTTTAAAACAATATCCTTGAATATATTTTTCCTGTTGCCAAGCAACGCGTCCATAACTGCATTGCTATTTGAAGGAATATGTTTTGCAGGAACTGGTATCGGGTCGTCATTAAAATATTTAACGAACACATCGAAATCTATAGGTTCAATAACACCCGTGCCAAAATGAGTTACATCGTGTGGTGGGTCCGATTTATAGTTATGAGTTTCCGGTATACGCAATACTCGCGCTGCATCAGATGTAACTGCTGGATCTGCTAACAAGTTATATTTTGAGCATAAACGTTTGATGTGTTCCGCTACAGGTAACCAATCTTTTAAATCAATGGGTTGCGACAAAAACCAATACACATGCACCCCATGCCCGGAATTAATCAAAAGCGGTTTAGGCAATGATAATTGCTTGCAAAAACTTCTTAGTGCAGCAATAGCTTCGTTTTGGTTTTGGTAATCTTTGCTGGGGCCGCAATCAAGATCTAGGAAAAACGACCTAAGTTGTTTGACGTTGTTTACTTTACGCGAACCCGTTTCTTTAAACGTAGCTAACGCAAAATATGTGTCAAAACCATCTCTGTCTAATCTGCGGGTTGTGTTAAGTAAAGTATCTATGGAGTCATAAAATTTCTGCACCCTTCGGTCATCAGACCTACGTGATGCAAAAACACAATAGAAACCACCTTCCCCCAACGCTCTCTGTAAAAATTCTTTTGTTTCCATTTCCCCTACCCAAAAACTAGAAAACCACGGCTATTTCACAATTCACTCCCGCTCCATAGCCGCGGCTTATATTAGTAGAGGCTAATCGTCCCAATCATCTACAATAGCGTCCAGATCTGTATCTTTAGATTTTGGAACCACAGTAGACTTCTTAGCTACTTTCTCGGGTTCCTTGATTTCTCCGTTAGATTCTCCTTTGGCTCCTGAAACAAATGGATTGTTTTCGGAAGCCTCAAAACCATCAGTTGCACCAAACGGTGAAGATGCCTCCAAAGGAGCATACTTGATAACTTGTATGGCACGCAATCGTAAAGACACGCCTGTCCCCATACTCCCATGATACGGCGTGAATGTGACGGCAACATTGATTTTGCTGCCGGTGGTCAAGAGAAAATCATCACCAAGTTTTGTATTCTTGGCATCGAATTGAACGGGTTTTCTGGTAGCGTCTTTACCGTATGCGCCCTTCAAATTGGCCTTGTAGATGTAATTTCCGTCCTCGTCTTTGGTAAACGGATTTTCAAAGCTCTTGGGCCAATCTTTTTCTGATTTAACCTTACCGTCATAGGCTTCGACCATATTTTTACGTAGTTCCTTGGCCTGTGCCTTAGACATCTTAAAATTAATTTCGTACTTAGCGCCGTCATCAAAAGGATCACAAGGTACTGACCGTCTTTCTTTTTGGTCAAACCTGTATGGGCAATTAATGCGCGGCCACAGAGCTTCTACATCGTCAATAATATAAACTGGGCTAGTTTCAGCCATGAGTCATCTCCTGTTTGCAAAATTGAAACCCATCTGTGCTTTCAAATGGGGACGTTCTCGTACCCTCAAACAATGGTGTAAAATCCAAAGTTATAGATTTTATGGTGTCAGGATGATCTATCATCTTTGAAACCATCTTTAATTCCTCCTCCTCCAGAGGGCGACAAGGTTTGAAGAAAAGTTTTGGTGTGTCGCTGTTGGTATCAAAATATATCTGGGTAACTACAGCGACAGCCGCTGTATTATGGTTCCTAAGAAAACGGGCGTACGCCTGCATGGGCATATTTCCGTCTTTAGGTTCGCCAAAAATCGAAGTAGCAGGCAAGCGTAATTGGTATACTACGTCCAACTGCCCTTCCATAGCTACGGCAAGACGTTGTGAAAATCTACAAGCTCTACTACTCCCATAACCAGAACCTCTTATATTATGAGTACAATCCATGCATCGAGCTGCCTGACGTTTATCGTCAGGTACATCCTCTGAAGGTTTTTGGGTATCAGCAGACCAGCAAATAGGTATAGCTATTTTATCAGGATCATAATTGTCCTCATAATAAGAGCGTGAAATGGGGGCTGCGTTGATGATTACTATATCCCGAAAATTCTCGTGACTAATAATTATTTCATTACCGCCCGTAAGTTCACTAAACTTCTTATCACGTATACTAAGACGTCTTAAAAATTCAGGCATTGGTTTTTATAGATCTTCGTCTTGATCAAAATCATGGGGGACTTCGGACGGCCCATCTTCCTTGGCATCCAATGTCATAATCCCTCCGTCGTCGGCATTACCATTGTCATCGTCGTCATCAATTTTTGCTTCTTCCCATGCTTGTCTTGCAGGGCTAGCCGGTTTTGGAGCAGATAAAGCTACCGAAACATCATCAATTGAAAATCGGTATGTGTTTCCCACCCGTATAAAGGTGTGGTTTGGGATCTGTTTGCGCCTTAACCACCCACGAATAGTAGATACTGATACTGAAAAATGGTTGGCTAAGTCTTCAATTGGCACGTAGGGTCCACTCATTACTTCTTCCTCACTGAAATTAAATATTCAGAATCCACGTTTAACCCCATAGGTACAACCTCGGGATTTTCTTCCAGAAATTGTTTGACATTACCTTGGTTAAGGCGTTTTTCCAGAAGTTCAGGAACTTCGTGTTCTTGAACAAAATGGTACATAGACTCCCAATCAGAAGTCCAATATCGCGTTCTAACTGTTCGGTAAAACAACCCTTCTGAAGTTCTAACGCTTTCGACATTGTGTTCTTTACAATGGTCGAGAAGAGCTTTCTTTATAGTATCCTGCTGGATCTTTAGATTATCGTCCTGTTCCTTGAACTCAACAGATAGCTCACTACGTCTGGCCTTTATCTTCAAAAAAACTTTAGTTAGTTTCTCTAGCTCGACGCCGTTCCCGTCACCCATTTTGCTCTCCCAAATCATGGTAGGAAGTGCATACTAATGTCAGTAAATGAGCTAGTCAAGCAGTTCCTTATATAAATCTATAATTTGTGTGTGAATGTGTATTTTGTTATCTAATAACCTGTAAACGTGTTTCTCTATAAGCGAACCCTGTAATTGCACAACCGTACATTTATGTGTTTGCCCCGATCTGTGCACCCGAGCATTAGCCTGAGAATAAATTTCAAGAGAGCTTGTCGGCCCCCACCACACCACCGTGTTAGCGGCAGTTAGTGTCACACCATGAGCGGCAGCGGCTGGTTGAAGCACAAGAACTCTTGGGTCATCCTGTTCCTGAAATAATTTGAATATTTCAGTGCGCTTCTTAGCTGGGACATCACCCTGAATAATCTCGTTGCTTATACCATCCGAGTTTAATTTACGTGACAATATACTAATGGTGTGTTTGAAAGGGACAAAGATGAGCACTTTCTGGCTGGACTCATCAATGACTTCGCGTAAAACCTTATACCTATGTTTTATATCAAACTCCAGTGCGTCTCCCCCATCGGTATACACCGCACCAGAACTTATTTGCAGGAGTTTATTCATATTGACCGCAGCGTTAACGGCAGTAATTTCCTCGCCCGCCGCCTGCATAACCATTCGATCTCGAAGTTGCTTGTAGTATTTTTTCTGTTGGCGTGTAAGTTCGACTTCACGTTTGACATACACCATGTCTGGAAGATCCAGACAATCCTTTTTGGTGAAACGTATGGCGGGTTGAAGTGCTTTGAACACCGTTTCTTTTGCTGTGTCTTTCGGCACCCATTTAAAGGTCGATATCTTATACATTACCATATCACGAAATGAGCCAAAAAAACGAGGGACAGCCATAGGATTAACGAGTTTAGCCAACCCATAAGCATCTAACGGACTTTGAGCGGCGGGTGTGCCTGTCAACATCCACAACCAATGATTAGTTGCCAGAATCGAATTCAAAACTTTCCAGCGTTTGGTCTGGGCGTTTTTGTAGTGAGTAGCTTCATCCGCGATCACGAGATCAAAGCCTCCCTTCTTTATCGCATCAGCTACAATTTCCACCCCGTCATAATTTATTATAATGTATTCGGCACCACCTAAAATTATCTTGCGTCTTTTCTCGGCAGACCCATACGCAACATCCACACTTCGGTGCATAGCAAAAGTAAATAGATCATTACGCCATGCGCTATCCATGATCGAAAGCGGGCAAATAACTAATACCCGTTTTATACGCCCCTGCTTTATAAGGAAGTCAGATGCCCAAATAGCAGATGCGGTCTTGCCCGTACCCTGCTCATTAAAACAAAAGGCTCTTCTGTTTTTGGTTAAAAAAGCGGCTGTACTCTTTTGATGCTCAAAGGGTTTATGTTGGCCGGGCCAATCGTAACGTTTCTCTATAGGTGATGGCACGTTAATATTTAATTTACCCAAGACATGAGTTTCATCAATGCCCCATTTCACCAGAACATTATTATCACCTACATCCTGACTTTTTGGGATAATAGTGGTGACAACAGACGGGTTACGTAATTTCAACAGTAGTGCTTTATCTTTTATTATCTCCAAAATTGTTCTCCAACTATCTTTGGGTTATGTTTTTTTCCTCGGTTTCTGTCCGTTTCGACTACGATTCTTACTAACACTCATTAGTCTGTACCCATCTGCATTAGTACCGCCCTTGCTCAACATTTTGTTGTGACTTACGTCCTTACCTTTTCGGTAACTTTTACCCTTTGTTTTATCTAATTTTCGTCTTGCCCTCTGGCGTTCCATACGATTCTTATGTTCGCCGCGCTTCTTCTGCATTTGGTATTCATGTTTATAGGGGCGTGGGGAATTTGTGTAGGGCATTAGTTTCTTCCATTATGGGCACATTCGGTGACAGCACAGTGCCGTCTGCATAACCCACTAGGTTTGGGGTTCCACATGTCATTTTTGAATGCTTGTTCTAATTTAGAGTAATCAGCCAACCACTTCTCCCATAAAGCGGGTACTTGTTCTTTTGTGTATACATCTTTTATGAGGTTTTTTGAAACGACAAATAACAAACCCGCCTTTACTTTTTCGACCTGTGGAAAATGCTTGAAAACAACAAGTGCCATCAACTCCAATTGACCTTTATCTGCGTACCGCGCAGATTTACCTGTTTTATAATCTACCACCCATGCTACATCGTCATCCAATATAATTAAATCTGCTATCCCTCTGAACCAGACTCCCTCGTCAGTAAACCCACAAGGCTCCAAATCCTTGGTAACCCCTAACTTATACTCACATAGTTTGTTACCTTGTTTAGATTTCAAACTGTCTAACGCACCGACCGCATAGTCAAACTTTGCGGGCATCGGGGTTCCGTCTCTTATGTATTCTTCTGCGGCTTGGTGAAACGCGGTGCCGTAAAGCATCGCCTCGGTCTCGGATTCGACATAATCCTTCGCAATCCTCATGTGATAGAATTGCTTTGGGCATTGTTCAAATGCCTTTATTTTGCTGAAAGACCAAGGGTCAATACTCATTTTTTAGATGTAGTCTTTTGGGTTAAATGGGACATCGGCATCAGAACCTATTTCTACGTCCCATAAATCATACTTATCTGCGTGTTGTTTAAGTTCTTTACTGTATCCAGTAAGTGAGTAACTCCGTAATTTATCAATAGCTGCTGGCACGTGAGGAACAACTTTATTTACCCAATTTACACGAGCGGTAAGTTGCGGTCTTCCTACATCACCATTAAACAATGCGAGAGTTATTTGTGCCCTACATCCGTTACAAGTAAATTCAGCAATAATACCATTGCTATCATGCACTATCCCATGAGACATAGAAGTTGTGTCCATAGTTAGCTCTACTGAATCACATTTAGGGCAACATAAAAAATCATCCTTAACAGATACATTTTGGTTATGCGTAACTGCCCCATAACCATTTTCTAATTCATATTCATCAATCATTCACAATCTCCATAAGATTTGCCCACACCCGATTCACAATTTATTGGTAGGTCCATCGCCCACTCAGGCACTATACACATACAAGATTCCATATATCCCCGTGCTTCCTCAACTTCATCGTCTGGTACACAGCACACAACGGAATCGTGGACCGTTAATACAACCTTGTATCTCTTTGATATTTCTAACATTTGCTCACCGATGATGCAACGAGCCAAGGCTTGGCAAACATTCTCTATAACTTTCCCACCATAAATGCGGGTTCGGCCTCGTCTGGTTTTATATGTGTATTCAATTGTTTGAGTAGGTACGCCGTCAAATTCATTAACTACATTTTCTGCTCGTAAATCTTCATACCGCATAAACAAACCAGAGGGCAGCTCAAGAGCACAACGTTTTGCATCTACCGATAGCAGGTTATCACGACCGAATGATACGGCATCCCCGCGTGCCAGATTAACCAACATATTCTGAGCATCACGCCACAAGAAATTTATATTGTAGTTGGCTTCTCTGTAAATCTTTATAATTCTTCTGACCTCTTCTAACTCAATATCAACCCCAAATGTTTTTAATTGTTCCTTGAACCGTACTGCTCCCATGCCGTAACCCGCACCGAGAATAGTGGTCTTACCCACAAAGCGTTCTTCTTTGGTTATATCCTTTTCATCTTTATCGTAGACACGGGATGCCATTTGAACATAGACATCTTCCCCATTGGTAAACGCATTGGTGAGATTATCTTGCTCCGCAAGCCACGCCAGAATACGGGCTTCTATCTGAGCAGAATCAACTTCGACCAAAGAATGCCTGCTGGGGGGTATTATACTACGCTTTAATTTCTTACCGTGTGTGCCCCTACTAGGGAGGTTCTGTAGGTTGATCTTATCGTCCCCACCCCACCTACCTGTATGGGC